AATATCTGGCCGCTTCTGTCTCAATATGTTTCGATACGCAAAAAGGATGATATTATATATTACCATTATCAAGCCGGCGGAAAACAGATAGAATTTAACGTCGAACAGATTGTACACTTTAAGTATCCTTCATTAACAGACCCGTATCTCGGGGCAAGCCCTTTGCAGGCGTGCGAGCAGGCAGCCGATTTATACGATTTTATGAACCGTTCCGAAATCTCGTTGATGAAAAACGGCGGTATCCCAGACGCCGTCATCCAATTTCCGCCGGATGCGTTTATCAGCGAGGAAGAGGAGCGGCGGATATTGACCAAATACAAGCAGTTTCAAGGCCCGGACAGACGGGGCAAACTGTCTATATTAACCGGCGGAGCGGAAATCAAGCCGGTCGGATTTGCCCCTAAAGATATGAATTATCTGCAGGGCCGCAAATCGGCGGTCGAAGAGATATGCGGCGTATTCGGCGTGCCGCTGTCATTTGTGAAAATTCAGGAAATCAGTCGGGCGAATGCTTGGGCAAGCCTTGACCTTTGGGCACAGCAGGTCATCCGGCCTAAATTGGTTATGCTGGAAAACAAATTGAACGAACGGCTTGTCCCGTTATTTGACGATAGTCTGCTGCTGATGTTCGACAATCCCAGACCGCCGGATGAAGAATTCAGGTTACGGCAGATTGAAACCCGCTTGCGGGTCAATTATACCAGTATTAACGAAGAGCGGGCAATCGACGGATTTCCGCCGGTCGAATGGGGCGAAACGCCGGTCAATCCGCTGTCCCAGATGATGCAGGCCGAAACACCGATACCCGATGAGAAAGCCGAAAAATCGTATCGGCCAGCCGAACCGCCGCAATATAAAGAAAATGCCATCCTGATAACACATTTGGTATTGTTCTACAAAGAGATGATTGCCGATATTGGACGAAAGTTAAAAAAGCTGGAAGAAAAGGCCGTTGTCAACGATGTTATCAGCACGGTCTTTGATAACAAACACTGGACCAAACGGCTGGAAGAAACCTTATCGCCGTTTTTGCGCGGGATTATGATAAATCGAATGATTGAAGAGATGTCCAAAATCAAGCCAGACGGCGTGATAAATGCCAGCAGTCCGGAAGTGCGGCGAGCCCTTGAAAAGCGAAAAGGAAAAATTGCTACCCTCGTGTCCAACAGCGAGAGGAAAATCCGCAAGCTTATCGAGCAGGGCATCAATGAGGGTATGGGAGCGGCAAAAATTGCCGACTTGATAAAGGACAATTTCAACACATTGGCCGATGCCGAGCGTGTGGCACGGTCAGAAACCATCTGGGCACATAACGAAGGCATCGAACAGGCGTGGAAGCAGTCCGGCGTTGTCGCTTATAAAGTCTGGGACAGCTCCGGCGATGACAGAAGCTGTCCATTCTGCAGGTCGATGCATGGCAAGAAGGTAAGTTTGGACAGCGATTTTATCCAAAAAGGTGATACATTAACCGTCAAAGATACGGATATCGAGCTGGATTATGAAAATATTGCACATCCGCCGCTGCATCCAAATTGCCGATGTGCTATTGTACCGGTAATCAAAGAATGATGACTTATCAAAACAAAATGCTAAAGCGTTATAAAAAAAAGAGGTGCAAAAATGCCAGTACCCAATCCAAACGAAAGCCGAGATGAATTCATAGCCCGCTGTATTCCGCAAGTCCTTGAAGACGGGACTGCCAAGACGCCCGAACAGGCAGCGGCAATCTGTCATTCTATATTTGACGGCAAAGACTTCGAGCATATCCAGATAGACAAGCCGAAAAAACAGCAATCTTTCGGAATCTGCAAGGCCGATGATGTCGATGAGGATGAACGCACACTGATTGCAACGATTTCGACGGATACGGTTGACCGGTCCGGTGAAATTGTCCGGCCAGATGGAGCAGAATTTTCTAATTATGCGAAAAATCCAATTGTTCTATGGCAGCACAATCCGGACGAACCTATCGGCAAGGCCCTATGGATTAAGCGGAACGCCAAGCAGATAATCGCTAAAATCCGGTTCGCCGTAACCGAAAAGGCCTCAGAAATATTTGAATTATTCAAAGGCGGATTTCTCAATGCATTTTCGATAGGTTTTATATCAAAACAAGGGCATATACCGACGCCGGACGAAATCCGTACTAATTCGGTACTGTCAAACGCCCGATATATACACGATAAATGGGAACTGCTGGAATTCAGCGGCGTAGCAGTGCCGGCCAATCCGGAGGCGTTGCAGCTTGCTTACAAAAATCACAACTTGACATTGTCCGAGAAGCTGTATAATGAATTCAAATTGAAGAGCGATGAGACAAAAGAGGAAGAAATTATTTTGGATGTACGGGAATTTTATCCCGAGATAAAAGAAATCGAAATTATAAAGTAGAGACATATCAGGCAGCTTGCATCAGAGACATCAGGTTTGTCCGGAGATGTTAGACGTATAAGCGCTGGAGATATGAAGCGTGAATAAATCGTCAACTATTTTTTTAAGGACAAACCAAAATGTTAGTAAGACTTATCAAAGAATGGAACAGCGGGGCAAAGAATTATCCCGTTGGTCAACTATTGGAAATTCCCGCCGAAAAAGCAAAATCATTGATAGAAAATGCCGTTGCTGAAATCTATGAACCACAGCAAAGTGATGTCGTTGCCGAAAGCACGGTAAAGAACGAAGCCCAATATTCGCTGACCGAAGACCTGATTCGGCTTATCGATGAAAAGATTAAAGAGCAGATACAAAATTATGCACGAAAAAATTCTTCTTTTCATCAGGCATCGGAAAGCAGCGATTATGAGAAGACCGGCGGATTTAAGTCTATCGGGCATCTGGCCCACGAAGTCTATCGGGCATCCGTCAGCCGGTCTATGCCGGAAACGTTGGGCAAATGGACTAACTATCTGAACACCAAAGCGTCCGGAATGCAGGAGTCGGTCGGCAGCGACGGCGGTTATCTTGTTCCGACGGCTTACCGGTCTGAATTGATGCGAGTCGCTGTAGAAAATTCCGTCCTGCTGGGCCGTGTTACCCGTATCCCAATGGAAACCAATTCGGTCAAAATCCCGACGATTGACGAAACTTCAAGGGCCGCCAGCGTATACGGCGGTATCGTAGTTTACAGGCCCACCGAAGGCGGAACGATTACCGGTAGCAAGCCGAAAATCGGCAGCGTCCAGCTGAATCTTAACAAATTGGCCGCTATGGCGTATGTATCCAGCGAGCTATTGGAAGATAGCCCGATATCAATCGAGCCGCTGTTTGCTACAACCTTCGGCGAGGCGATTGGCTTCCAAATTGATGAAGATATCATCAACGGAACTGGTGTCGGCCAGCCGCTGGGTATTCTCAATTCACCCAGCTTAATATCGGTGGCTAAAGAAACCGGCCAGGCAGCGGCGACAATTGTGGCCGAAAACATTTTGAAAATGTGGTCAAGGATGCTTCCGGCCTGCCAAAAGAATGCTATCTGGATTGCCAATAACGATACTTTTGAGCAATTGGCTTCGCTGTCGCTTCCAGTCGGCACGGGCGGTATTCCGGCCGGCTTGCTTCAAATGTCAACAAACGGCTTAACCGGCACGCCGCAGCAGACATTGATAAACAAGCCGCTTTTCCTGACCGAGCATGCCCAGACGCTTGGTACGGTCGGCGATATCATCTGCATCGACCCGACCCAGTATCTATTCGGCGAAAAGGCCGGCGGGGCTATTCAGGCGGCTACCAGCATCCATATAAAATTCGTTGAGGATGAAGTCGCTTTCCGGTTTACCCTCCGATACGACGGCCAGCCCTGGATGAAGTCGGCGATTACACCGAAACACGGTTCGAACACTTTAAGCGCCTTCGTTGCTTTGGCGACGAGAAGCTAAAATTTAATAAGGAGTTATGAATATGGTACAAGACAAAATCAAGTTCGTAGAAGCCATACCGCCGGCTAATTATTCAGGTGCGGCCGGTACAGGCAATTACATTTCCTTGAAGAATTATCGCAAATGTGCTATCGTAATCAACACGGGAGCTTGGGCTGGCGGCACGGCTGCCGTCACGGTCAATAAGGCTACCGAAGTATCCGGATTAGGTGCAACGGCTGCTTCTTTTTCGTATATGTACACGAATGACGGAGCAGCGACTGGTTCACTGCTGACAAAGACGGCTGTAACCAGCAATACATTCAATCTGGACACGGCCAATTCAATGTATGTTATCGAGATTGACGCCGCTTCACTGGGTGATTGTGACTGTATCCAGCTTGCGGTTGCATCGCCAGGCGCTAATAATGATTATTACAGCGCCACTTATGTATTGAGTGAACCGAGATTCAAGGATGATTACGATACCGTTGAACCATTAAAAGACTAAACTGAAAAATCGGATTGAGCGGGCGGTCTCCAACGGCTGCCCGCTTTCCAAAATTTGAAAGGAAAATCCTATGGCAACAAAATCAATTTGGAAATCAAAGAATTTAATTATTTACGACGACCGGTATCCTTCTATCTTGTCCAGCCTCTGGAAGGACTGCCCACTTCTTGCGTGGTATAATGACCCGTCTATCGGGACATATCTGTTTGAAGACTTTAATAATTATCACGCTGCCACTCTGGCTGGATATACTGCAACGCAGGCGACCAGCGGAACATTTACGCTCGGCGACGAAGAATATGGCACGGCCGTTCTAAACGCTGGTGCTTCTACCCAACATAAGGGCATCAATGTCCAGAAAAATGGATTGATGGTCAAGCCGGCGGCCGGAAAAACAATCTGGTTTGAATGCCGGTTCAAAGCTGCCAATCCAACCAAACTGCAGGGATTTATCGGATTGGCTTCGACCGATACGACCTTGATGCCGTCCGGTGTGATGGACAGCTCGAATTCCGAATACATCGGGGCAGGTTCACCTACAACTGCTGCAGGTGTGGCGAAATTATATGGCTGCAAGGCAAAGACCGAAGGCACAGTGAATTCGATATTCACCTTCGGGACGTCATACATAACATTTGCGATGAAGATTGATGGCATATCCAATGTTTATTACTCGGTCGATAATGTGGTTGGTTCAAACACGCTGGGGACAAGTTATATACCGACCAACGCTTTGACACCGTCTTTTATCTGCCAATCAGACGGAGTAAGCCAGCCGACATTGACCATTGACTATTACCGAGTCTTTCAACTGAGATGATTAACGCAAAGGGTCAATTAATGTTGACGCCAGAAGAAGAAGCAAAAATCGAACTGATTGTCACTCGTGCAATTGCGGCATACAGCCAGCAGGTCGAAAAAATGATAGAATCCAGAATTTCAGTTCACGAGAAGACTTGCGAAGCAGCCGAGCAGTTTCGTATAATGAAAGCAAAATTTATAGGATTGCTGGTCGGCGTATGTTTATCATCTGCTGGTGTCGGCGGCGCCGTATCGGCTATTATGTCGGTATTTATGAGATGAAGACTTATTCTTCTCATTCTCTTTCCCTTTCCTCCGGCAGCAGGCAGGTTATGTTTGCTACCTGCCTGCTGTTATTTTATTGGGCAAGAGCAGACGTTCCGATGCACGGGACATTCCAGCTTTGGCACTTCAACGATAATCAGTCCTTATATATAACCTACAATCCGGATGATATCCGCTATATCAATCTGCAAAGATGGCGATGGATTATGCCGGAATCGGAATACCGGCGGATGACACATCGGGAATGCTTAATGTTTATGTCCGAACACTGGTTGGACCAAACCTTCGGCTTTCGGTTGGAAGATTTTGCTGCCTTAAGCCGGCATTGGTCGGGGCATACACCGTATCAGGAAGAACCGACTGAACCGGTAATCGGGATTGTCTGCTTTACGGTGGGCGGCAAACATCACTTGTATGCTGATTGTCGGTATATAGCAAACAAGGAATCGTCGCCCTGCTTGTGCGATGATGCAAATATCTGTTTGGTCTGTGCAGCCAGACGGTTGTCCGAAACAAGTATAGGAGATTAACTATGCGAACATTAATGATTGGGCTTGCAGCTTTGCTGCTTGCAGCTGAAACAGCCAAAGAGCCGGCAAAAGAAACCGGTGAAACCAAGCCGCCGGCGTCTGCGCCTGTTGCAGTAGATAGTTATGCAGAGGTCAAGGCGAAAATTGAGGCACAAACTACCTTGATGACCGCCGATGCGGTCAGCAAGCTTTCCATCGAGCAGCTCAAAGCGATTGATGCCAAAGCCAGCGAGCGAGTTTTGCTGATTGCTCAACAGGAAATCACAGAAGCAAAGCGGAATGCTATGTTGAAGGCGATACTCGACACGGCGATAATCAACATCAAGACAGTCTGTCCCAATGCGGCCTATCGCATTGAGCAGCGGCAGATTGTCATAACGCTTGAAAAGGAGGATTAAGATGCGGCAGATTGTATTGTACCTAATCCTATCAGCGGCTCTGTTGGCCGGAACGGTGAATGTGCACAAGCCGTATTGTGTGTTTGCGACGAACAACTGCACGAATACCAAAGCCGGCGGGTGCACAAAAGCGTACTTAACCAGTGTCAGTGGTGATGTCTCAAAGGTGTACGGCACAAACGGTGCACCACTGGCAAGCGATACGAACATTACGCAGACAAGTGCAACAACCTTTACCAGTTCGGCGATTGCCGATGACGCCGATACGGCTGTCGGGCTTGTCGCCTATGTCGAATGGACCGAAGACAGCTTTACAGTCAGCGGCTTGTACGAGCTAACGGCGTTTGACCCAGAAACGGACAGTATTACTTTGGGTACGTTTGATGGTTCGCCAGACGCTGGCAAATTGGATCTACTCTATTTGGGCGGGGCGTGGCAGTCGGTCGAATATGTAATCGAGACAGGCAATTTTGTAAATGCCGCTGTTTACAGCTGCTTTGTGTACACCAACAAGACCAGCGAAACGCCGACCAGCTATTTGGTGATAACAACCAACAATGACGGGAACAACCAGTACAACAATCACCTGTACATTGTCGGATTCAAGGCGACCGTCGGGGACTTAGACATCGGCGGTGCGTATTATCAAAGCCCGCTGGACGCCCTGCGAAGCGGCATATCGGCAAACTATCCACAGCTCAACGGCAATGGCGGCAGTTACATCGTGTCGTTGTCGGGCAATTTGTACAATATACAGTTTCGCAATATTTACTTTACAAATTGCACATCAGCGGCAATCTATGACGGTACAAATACAACGACAAACTTGGGATTTGTCAATTGCCGCTCCAGCAGTGTCGGGCGATTTGTCAATTGCGAGTACGAGTATCTGACAAATTGCTATTTAAACTATATCGATACGACAGTACCCTGCGTCGCCAGTTCGAATGTTGCAGTGACCAATTGTATCTTCAAGCCGACCAGCAATACCGGAACAACAACGACCGTTACAGCGACCAACTCGATTCAGGCGGTCGGCAACATATTTATAGACGGCGTGCGTGGCCTGCAAAGCGTTTCGCACATCCAGTATTACCTTAACAATGTTTTTTACGGCCAAACGGAAGCGGCCATCAAGCTGCATATGAACGGTTCACAGATAACCAGCAACAATATCGCCTATCTGGCGGCGACCAGTGACAATATGTTCGGCTCGTGGCTGAATAACGGGACGGACTATGGAACAATCCTTTTGGCCGACAACAACTGCATCTGGTCGGCCGGCGGCAAATTGACCAACAAGCTGGAAAGTGTCTATGGGACGGTCAATGACTTTGATTGGCCGGCGACGACAATCGAAGAAGACCCGCTGTTTGCAAATCCAACTGGTTATGATTTCCGTCCGCAAAATCCGAAGGTCAAATCCGGCGGAATC